AATCCGATAAAACTTGAGGAGAGAAATTTAAATCTGTTAAAATATGGATTTTTGTTTCCTTTATTTTTTTATTTGTTAAATTCATTAAACTAATATTATCTTCATTATCCAAAGCAGATAATAATAAATCAACATCCATATTTAATATAATAATTAATTATATTAAATATTTATATAATAATTAACAATATACATATACACTTTTAGTAAAAGTGTAGCAAAAAGCTACGCTCTTTTATGAATCCCATTAAAAATAACCATCGTTAAAATTTAAAACCATTTTAACATCGTTCCCCATCTCGGATGGGGTTTTGCTCCACTTTTTCTAAAAGTGGATGGATAGGATTTTGCTCCACTTTTTCTAAAAGTGGATGGATAGGATTTTGCTCCACTTTTTCTAAAAGTGTATGGGTGGGATTTTGCTCCACTTTTTCTAAAAGTGGATATGTTGATAATGTTTTTGCACTTGGATCAGTTGCTTTAATATATTTGGGCATCCAAAAATAAGGAACAAGAGAATTTACATTAGGATAATACATATCAAATAAATATTTATAATATTGTTTTTCAAGAGTATCTCCAGATGACAATAATATTTGGTCTTTTATTAATATTGGTAATTGATTTATACTAGCTTCAACAATTGACGATAAAGATTTTTCTTTATTAAGTCCGTCTGAAAATGCTTCTTTTTTTCTCCATAAAATTTCATCAGGTAATATTTGTTTATCCATTTCATTTAAAAAATTAATACTTGAAAATGATGTTCTTAATAAATATTTTTCTATTTGAGAATTTTGCGCATGAAACCGAATTGACGGATTTATACTTAAATAATAATTTACAAATGAACGATCTAAAAATGGAGTTCTTGGTTCTAGACCATGACTTGAAATACATTTATCCGACCGTAATACATCAAACATATGTATATCTTTCAAAAGTCTTCGTGTTTCTCTATCAAATTCAATACAATTATCCGCAGAAGACATGTATAAATATCCTCCACATAATTCATCTGATCCATCGCCATTAAATATAACTTTCAAGTCGCTATTTTTTGAAATATAATCTCCTAGTAAATAATTTCCAACACTTGCTCGTATGGTAGTTGTATCATAAGATTCAACGGCTTTAATTACTTTTGGTATAGTTTCAAAATATGTTTTTTCGTCAATAATAATTTCGGTATGAATTGTATTCAAATAATTAGAGACAATTCTAGCATATTTTAAATCTTCTGAATTCTCAAATCCAATACTAAATGTATGTACGTTTTTAGATAAATGTGACTCTTGCTGACAAATATTTGAAACTAAAGCTGTTATTAAACTACTATCAAGACCACCAGATAATAAACAAGCTATGGGTCTATCAGTATTTAATACTCTTTTTTTAACAGCATTAATTAAATAATATTGTATATTTGAAATTATGTCCATATTGCTTTGTTTATACAATATACTATTAAATCCAATAGAATGATATTCAATATTTTCTTTAATACATGTCCAAGTAGGATTTACTATATAAGGAAGAGTATATTCGGTATAAGTTCCTGGTTGAAAATGAGTAATTTTATATGAAAAATCTAGGCGATTATTTAAAAATCCTTCCAACATTTTAACTTCAGATGCAAAAATAGATGGAATATAATTAGGAAATGTTTTATCGTTTGTAGTCAATTTATAAAGAGGTCTAAGTCCAAATGGATCTCTTGCTATAAAAAGTTTTGAAGATGTTAATTCATCTGTATTTGATAATCTATTGTCGCATAATATAAAAGCAAAAACTCCATCTAATAATTGTAATGTATGTTCTATTCCAAATTTTAAATATAAATGTATAATTACTTCACAATCGCTATCGGTATTTGGAGTTATATCCAATAATTTATACAATTCTTTATAATTATAAATTTCCCCATTACAAATAAGAACAATATCATCAACTATAAGAGGTTGATTTGACTTTGGATTAAGACCATTTATGGCTAATCTATGAAATCCAAAAGTACATTCAATGGAAACTTGTTTTAAATCTGTATATTCGGGCCCTCTTGATTGACCTTTTAAAAATTCTTTTTTTATTAATTCATCTGTAAATACTTTTTTGTTATTAATTATTGAAAATATACCACACATATTATATAATAATTAATATTTATCTTTATATCCTTTTACTATTTAATTTAGGAACTTCATTAAAGAAGACATATTCTTCATATATAATATAATTATATTGTATAATGTCGTGTTTTTCTCAAAACCAAGAAAATAATTCAGCCATTCACAATTCAACAAATACTCGTATATTTGATAGAAATATTCCATCACAAATGTTACAACCATATTTAAGTGTAAGACCTGTTATGACAAAATATTCATTAATGCCAATAATAGATCAACGAGCTCCGGTTAATGTTCCACTTTTACAACAACCAACATATAATTCAAGTAATGTTTTTAATCCTGGAAATACTACATCTCCATGGTCAGGATTTTCTTCCGCTATAAATACAGAATCAGAATTAAGAAACCAAATTTTTGCTTTACAAAAATGCTCTCAAAGTGTATATGTTCCAAATAGTACAAGTGATTTATATACATATAGTTTTAATCCTATAAATTCTGGTATAACTAGTCAACAATTTAAGGATTTATTCAATGAACAACAATTTGATAAATTTAACCCCAATGAAGAGAAGATTGGTGGCGAATTATTTAATAATTGTACAAGACAACAAATCAAAAATTTGACTCCTAATACATGTACACCATTAAAAAATAATTTGCCAACAAAAGAAAAATAAAACAAATGAATATAATATGTAAAATAATATTATTTTTATAGTTTATTATTTTACAATATAGTAATGAATTTAGAAAATATTGATTTAGAAAATAATAATATAGCACAAACTCTTATGAATTTAAATTTAGAATATATGATGAATGCAGACCAATATAAAAAATATTTAAATGAAAAAAATCCAGAAATAAAAAAGGATAATAGGAGAGATAAACGATTTTATAAAAAAAGAGTATTTGAATTAACCAAACAATTATTAAATAATGAAAAACCAAGTAGAATGACAACCAATTTAAAATTATCCTTTGATAATTATGTAAAATCGTCCATTGAGTATTTGAAATTATTGGATACAATAGATATTATACAAGAAGAATATATTGGAAGTGATTTAGAAAACAATAATGTAAATACAGAACCATTAATTGTGGATGATTTATTATTATCATCAAAATGTTTCACATTAAGTAAAATCCCAACTTTAACTGATAATTTTATTAAAATAAAACAAAAAAAGAAAAAGGAGATGTGGATACCAGTACAAAAAGAAATTGATTTGAAAAATCCGCAATTAAAAATTAAAGGTATTACAAAAAAAATAAATATCACTAATAAGTATGAAGACCCGCAAGACCCATAAGACAAGAAAGTTGAAACTGAACTTAAAAACGAAACTTCAAAATAATTTTAATAAAACAAGTTTTAATAAAACAAGTTTTAATAAAACGGTTAAAACGGACGATATTTATAAAAAGATAAAAAATAAAGCACGATGTAGTCCATCTTCAAGTTTAAAATCAAAAAATAATTATACTTGTTTAGATGATACAACTTTAGAAAAATTAAAAAGATTATGGAATTTAAGACATCCTGAAGATACTATAAAAACTCCAGATCCAAAACAAATATGGGATTTCTTAAATAATAAAATGAATACAGTTTGTAGTAAAGAATCGTGTTGGTTAAAACAAAAATTTGTAAACGGTAAATTAAATAAAGAATTAACTGAATCGTTTACTCCAGAATATCCAAAAGAATGGAATAATAATCCAAATGAATGGTTGTCTAGTGTAGATATTAATAAAGTAATGAAACAATATGAAGATGCGTATAAATGTTTTGATTTTATAGGACCATCGCCAATAGATTATGATACTAGAAAAATATACGGAGAATGTGTATGGAGCGAATTATGTGAATTTAATTTAGAAGAACAAATAAAAAATAAAAAAAACAAAATAGGTGTTATTTTTAATTTAGATCCTCATACAAAAGGTGGATCACATTGGGTAAGTCTTTTTATAAATATAAAACGCAAAATGATATTCTTTTTTGATAGTGCTGGAGAGAAAATTCCAGATCAAATAATGAAATTTGTAAATACTTGTATCTCTCAAGGTAATTCTTTAAAAAATCCTATATATTTTAAGTTTGACCAAAATCATCCTGTGGAACATCAATTTGGAAATACTGAGTGTGGAGTATATTCATTATTTTTTATAGTTCATATGTTGACGGATAAGATTAATTCACATTATCTTAAAACGCATATTTTAAAAGATAAATATATTGAAAAGTTTCGTAAAATTTATTTTAATACATCAGTTTAAATCTTCTTAGATCATATACCATTAACGTTTTAAATAACACTTCTACGGAATGGGCCATTTTAAATGTTTGGTGGTATAAATGTTTGGTGGTATAATTGTTTGATGTTATAATTTTTTATATTCGTAGTTTTATACAACATTTTATAATAGATTGTATTATATGGAAAATGAATTTTTAAATAAGGAAAATATAGAAATGTTATGGGAAATTATTATAGATGAGAATTTAATTAAAAGTGTATATGATATTACATCAAATAATTTTAAAACTTTTTTTTTATCACAAATTCAAGAATTTTATATAAAAAATAAATTATTAATACGAGATTTATTTGAATTTAATAAAGGGTTTATAACAACAATTATCAATAATACAAAATATATTAAAGAGCAGTATAAGGAGCAATATAAAGAAAAACAATTACATCACCAAAAAGAAAATATAACATTTAAGGATATTCAGATGGATAAACAATCTATTTTTGAAAAAGAATATTTACAAAAGAAATTAGATTTTCAAAATGAGATGACTTCTTATATCCCAGAACCTTTAAATTTTAAAGATAATATGGATAAACCCATTATTGAAATGGAAGAATTGATTAATAAAACATTGGCAGAGAGAAATTTTGACACTGAACAAATATATAAAAAAATCCAACCTCCACATCTTTCAACAGTTCAGCAAAAGCAAGAGCAACAACAACAACAACAAGATTTGTCTTCTAAATTTAAATATATAAAAATAGATACTAAAAATGTTGAAAATATAAATATGAAAGTTATTGAATTACCAACAGAACCTCAAAATAAACATATAACTTGGGCTGAAAATATTGATACAATTGAATATAAAGAAAATAATTCAGAATATAATATTTTTTCAAAACTAAAAACCAATATGAAATTACAAGAACCTATCGAATCACAAAATACGCAAAATTCACAAAATTCACAAGATATACAAGGGTTGTCTAAAAGATTTGATAGTCTTGAAGAAAAAATAAATGAATTATATTCACAAATAATATTATTGAAAAATACTATTGAAAATAAATGAGTTACAATTAAAATAAAAATTGAAATACTTTTATAATTATATTTATAATGTAAAATATAATTATTCTCAACTACAAGTATATAAAATGTCAGAATTTAATAACAATGAATGTCCCATTTGTATGGATGATATTGATATTACAAAAAATTGTATCACTACAGAATGTGGACATCGTTTTCATGCAAGTTGTCTTATGACAAATGTTTCTCATAATGGGTTCAATTGTCCTTATTGTCGCACGGGTATGGCAGAAGAAATTGAAGTTAATAATGGTAATGACGATGATGAAAGCATATATGATGATATGGAATTATATGATGATTATTCTTTAAGAGGTCTTCGTTTATTTACGAATAATATTAATAATGAAAGACATGATGATACAGATTTATTAGAAGAACAAGAATATGTGGAATATATGGAATTTGATACGAATTCTCAAATTGATGAGAGTATTCCAACATCTGCCGTTGTAATGGAAAAATTAATTGGATTTGGAATTTTATACGAAGACTTGGTAAAGGTATTATTAACGACTTATGAAGAATATAATAATGTAAGTGATTATGATAGGATAAGTAATACAATGTATGGAGCATTTCGTCGCATTATTAGTAATCATAAATTAGATTATTCAAGAACTAATCCGGTTATTAATATACAAACAGAAGAAATACAAGCGGATATAGAGTAAAATTATAGTGTAAATTTATATTTGTATTTGTATTTGTATAAAATTTGTATTTGTTGTAAAATAATAATAACTAAAAGTGAGTCATATTTTGACAATATCTTTTTTTATGATATGTATATCCTCTTGGTCCCCAACTGACCTTCTGGGAGGTCATCTAAATAAAAACATAATTTATTATATGTTTTTATTATCATAATAAGAAGTAAAATAAAATATTGTTTTGTAGTGGTTTTTTAAAAAGCCCTTTAGGGGACCGAGAGGATATATCTGTATGTGTGTATAATTAAATATGCACTACATATTCCCCTCTAACAAGTTCAACACTACCCAATAAAACAGGTTCAACTCCTGGAACCAATTGTGATCGTTTAAAACTATCCAAATCATATAATTTACCAGTTCCATCTTTCATATCTCTATAAGCATAAGTTTTGCCTTTATATTTAAATTCTGTAGCATCCCATTCAATTACTTTTTTATTTAATTTAGATACAGAATCTGGACCATCCATAT